AAGGTTGGAGAAGTCCTGGCCGAGGTCGACGCCGGTACCTTCAATGGTCCAGTGGCCACTCTTGGTAGCGCCGGTGAACACGGCCTCGCCCCAGGTGACAGGCTTGTTGACGCCCCAGAGTACCGCCGAGTCGATCAGCGCGCCGACTGCCTCAGTGATGCGCGGCTGGACTTCTGACCAGATTGGGACATCCGCGTCGTCCATGTAGGCTTCGGGGATCGGCACGATGCAGGCCAGTTCCTCGACGACCATGACGACGTTTTTCCAGGCCTGGTTCGCGGTCTGCTTCATCCCCACGTCGCCACCGACCCAGTAGGCCACGGGCAGGACATCGAGGACGGGCATGCGCTGCGTCTTAGCAGAGAGCGGGACACGGCGCATGAGGCTCAAAGCCGCACTGGACTTTGGAGCCTCCTGAATAATTGACGTGGCGAGCGGCTCAGGAACCAGCGGGTCAGAACCGGATGTCGTCCGCGTAATGTGAGTACCGTAGGTTGGCATGAATGCCCTATCCTTCCGCGCGGACGCGGTCAGGCGTGACCCGCGCTAGGTGGACCGATTTCTGTCGACTAGCTGCCGGAACATCTCCTCATTGCTGCTAGGGGCTTGGGACGCGGGAGCCGCGCCTGGACGCAGGGAGGCAACTGGACGTGCGCGCGCTCCTGTTGCAGATGCGCGGGCACCATTCGGCTGTCCCGTCTGGTCTACCAGCCTCTGAGCAGCTTTGGTGATTATTCCTGCGAGGACCTCTGCCCTGGCGTTGATATCTTCCTCCGTGCCGGTTCCCAGGAAGTCTATCAAGTCAGGATCGAGATCATGGGCAGCAGCCGCCAACATCCGGTCCCGGTCGCCTCGCACGGCGTCTCGCTCGCGCTCTGCAGCCTGCTGGGCATCGACAGCCTTCTGTAGCTCGGACTTGTTGGCATCCTCCATCTCGCGCAGCCTCTTGGCTGCACCAGAGTTATCCCGTGCGGTTCTCTCGTGCCGCTGGGCCGCTTTCTTCCAGTGGTCTACCTGTCGCTTCAGCTCGTCAGGGTCCTCCTGCTGCATAATATCATGCAGCTGCTCTTCAGCTTCCTGATCTTCTGTTGCGAGCGCGGCAGCACTGGCATCGACGACCTCTCCGGTATCGCCACCAGTCTCGGGTACAGAATCGCTCATTTCCCTCTCATTCCCTTCGGGGTATAATACCTGATCCGGCCTCGTAGGGGAAGTCCCGGTCAGGGTTGACGTTACTGACGGGTAACTTAGACTCTCCTGGGGCATGGCCCGGCCAGGCCCCTGTGGCACGCTTATGTAGATTAGCGCAGAGCCCATCGAGCTGACCTGCGCCGACGTACTTACCTAGGTGTGCACGGCAGCGATCGAAGTCGCCATCTACTCCCCAGTTGATCTTCGCCGCCCCCGCGCCCTCTGCCCAGTAGCGCATGAGCCGCTCTGTCGACGCCTCATCTGATGGCGTCACCTTCTGACCAGCTACCATGTCACACCGCCTCTACCAGAAGTGGACCGGATTGCGCAGTCCTGCGCTTATTGGTTGCATCGACAGCATCGACTCGCCACCAGTACATACCCGGCGAAGAGTTGTCTACTGAAGGTATAGTGAATTGAGAAAACCATAGACTGTCTGTCCCCTGCGACAAAGCTGTGCCAGTATATGACTTGCTCGATGGGTCACTATCTGGCGTATTCTTGTCATTCTTGCGCCAGAACTTCGTCGTGATGCCGGCACCGGTTGTAATATCAGGGAACTTAGCCGTGACTACGATATCATTGTTCTGGGGAAAGAACAGGGCTGTCATGTCCATTAAGTCACCTCTGCGGTAATCTTGTCAGTGCTTACAGTAGCATCACGCGAGTCTACGGAGATTATAGCGCCCGGAGTATCGACCGTAACAGCTACAATAATGCTGTCGATAATTACATCCGCGTCGAGGGCATTGCTAACATATACAATAGCCGTAAGTTCCGGCGGAAGTGCGCCAGCAAAGAATGGAGGCCCAATCCAGCCATCTGCGTGGCTTACCGTAGCAGAATACCCGGCTATGGTCAGTACCAAGCCGATGTTGCCTGCAGCCGAAGACACAGTAACTGATACGCCAGATATCATGCCCTTGATACCAAGCGCACCAGAGCCAGAGCTTACAGTTGTAGATACCGCAGCGACCGACATCCGGAGAACAACGTTGCCAGAGCCGCCAGACTGAGTTGACGAGTACCCGGCTAGTCCCCCGGCAATCGACAGCGAGCCTGATCCTCCGGATTGCGTCGACGACGATCCGGCGACCGGCCAGGTAACAACTCCAACCAGTATGCTGATCGCGCCGTTACCCGCGCTTGGCGTCGCAGAGCTACCGGCCAGAGGGGTAAACCTGCCGATCGCGCCGGTTGTAGAACTCGAGGTTGCAGAACTACCGGCTACAATCAGCGTCATGACGATCGCACCGTTACCGGCACTTGCCGTCGCGGATGAGCCGGCGATTACACTCTTGAGGCCAAGCGTGCCGTTAGCGCTGCTAACAGTGGCGCTCGACCCGGACAATACCATAGTCTGAACAATGGCGCCGTTCGCCGCGCTAGCCGTCGATGATGAGCCAGCAACCTGATACGTGACAGGACCAGATACAATTGTTACAGCGCCGTTACCGGCGCTCGCTGTAGCACTCGACCCGGCCAGAGGGGTAACCCGCGACAATGAGCCGTTAGCAGAGCTGACCGTCGCCGACGAGCCCGCGACCACCATGGTCTGTACAATTGCGCCGTTTGCGGCACTAACCGTAGCGCTTGAACCCGCTAGCGGACTTACTTGCCCAATTGCACCACTTGCCGAGGATTGAGTTGCTGACGAGCCAGCAATGACCAGAGTCTGTACTATTGCTCCGCTTGCTCCGGACGCGGTAGATGATGAGCCCACTATCGGGCTAGCCTGACCGATCGCGCCGCTTGCTGAGCTAGCTGTAGCAGATGAGCCGGCTATACCATAGACAACACCGCCGGTTATCAGGCTAATAGCTCCGTTGCCCGCGCTCTGCGTAGCCGACGATCCAGATACTGCACCTATAAGGGCTATTGCCCCGTTGGTCGCCGACGCGGTAGCCGAGGACCCTGCCAGCGTCATGAGGGTGACAACGCTACCGGAAGCGCTAGAGGCTGTAGCCGAGCTACCCGCCAGGGTAGCGTTCAGGGATAGGGTACCGTTCGCGGCGGAAGCCGACGCCGACGAGCCAGCAATGCGTAGCGTTTGTACAATCGTACCGTTGGCCCCGGACGCTGTGGCCGAGCTACCGGCTATTGGTGATACAGTGCCTATCGCGCCATTCGCCGAGCTTGCCGTCGCAGAGCTACCCGCGACGATCGCAGTCATGAAGATAGTACCGTTGGCCGACGAAGCCGACGATGAGGAACCTGAGATGACGCCGGTAGCAGTTATCGCGCCGTTGGCCGTCGATGCAGTAGATGATGAACCAGCGACGTTCATTGTCAGGGTTACCGCGCCGGTCGCAGATGAAGCCGTCACGGATGACCCAGCTAGTACAGCGTTCAAGCCGAGCGTACCATTACCTGACATAGTGCCAGTATTATCAGCCAGGCCAGATACGCCATAGATGACTCCAGCAACGGGCGCAGGTATTACCGGGATACCCGGACCATACCATACATTCCCGCTACGCGGCATCTTCCCGGCCTTTCGCGCTACATACTACAGAGCGGGCTCCTGCCACACTATCCATGGAATGACATTAACTGCAGCCGGAGCCAGGCACCGTATCCGGAGAAAACGTGACACTGTGACCCGAGACTGCTTATCGCCCTCCTGATACCATACTCCGTACCCGGCCTGCGGATGAACATGTTCCGCGTCAACTTGCCGGATGGTGGTCATTGTGCCCTCTACCGATGCGTTGAAGCCGGTAGCGGCTGTACCGCCTACACAGAGTGAGGCTGGCTGCTGGGTATTGCCCCATAGCTCTGGGGTAAATGCGGTAACGGTAGCCGCAACGTCACCATCCGCCAGCTGGCAGATAACTGGTACCGCGGTGCCGGATGCACCGTCGAATGAGACTCCCCATCCTAGAATGCGTATATCCGTTGTTGCCGGCGTAGCCACCTGCACAACTGTCTTGACAGTACCGCCGACTAGGGCAACTACTGTCGGCATAAATGGCGTTGTGGTACCGCGCGGGCCAATTGCGTATTCCGCCATGTTTACCTCCCGTAAACAGTACTTCCTGAGAATGTTGATTGTGGCTGTAGACTGCGAATTGCTAGCTGCTGCGGTATTTTGGCTGCCGGGGCGGCGGCCGGCATGACCAGGACCATGATCCCGGCCTGCTCGGTGCTGTCACCCCACACCGGGGCGGTCGCCGTGCCGCCTGCGCAGTTCAGGTTGTACGCGCCGCCGTTAAGGCCGCCGTCAACGTTGGCGTTGTAGACGTAACCCGATGTGGAACCCGACATCGCCGACGCCGTGTTCACGGCGTACCCGAAATACAGTTCCCCGGACACCGCGGGGGTCAGCGACACCCAGTTACTGGTCCCCGTGCTGTCAAGGGTGCCCTGCTTGTCCAGCACCGGAACACCGGTGGTTGAGCTGAACTCCTGAAACGCGCAGCCCTCAAATGAGCCGGTGGCGCCCGCGCCCCAGGTGATCGTCACCGTCGCCGTCGACGCGGCGGTGACAGTTCCGATGAATACCTGCGCATGCACCGGCCCGGCCGTGGTTGCTGCCGCGCTGCCCAGTTTCGCCCAGGTGGCGTTCGAGGATGACAGGCCCGTCGCGGTGCGGCTGCCGCCGAAATCGATGACCTCGCACAGCACGAACTCGCCTGATGCGGCGCTGCCGGTAGTCAGCGAGAACGTGGTCAGCGCCCCATTCACGGACGCGCCCGTCAGGCTCCCGACAGCGGTGTATGTCATTGAGATATCCTGATTGGCTCTGTTAGCCGCTCAATCGTGGCGATACCTATTACGCCGCCACGATCGGCGCATCGACGGCAAATCGCCATCCCGGTCGCCACCATCCCCGCGTGCACTGGGCAAAGCCAGGTATTATCGTCGTGGCTAGCGACGCCACATGTACGCCGGTAGAGGCTCGCCGGAGTAGCGCCGCAAAGTGTGCCTGTAGCGTCGACGACCGCAGCACACGGATGCATCCGTGCAATGCGTAGGTCCGCTATTGCGACGCTGATCTCCAGCAGTGCCATTTCACGCCTGCTACACTTGGCAAATGAAGCCGACTCCGGCAGAGCCCGTACCTGCAGCAGCCTGCAAGCTGTCTCCGATCGCGGGCGTCCGCGAGGAAGCCAGCAGGAATGCCAGGAGCGGAGCCACGCCGGTACCGCTGGCTGCGGTAGTCAGTATGCCCCAGATAGCGGTGCCCGGAGCCGATGTGAATGGACCCCAGGTAATCTGCGACGTATTCCAGATTTGGGATGGACTCGCGGCGGTCCCTGCGGTCGGGCCGTAGGCCTGCCGGGCGTATCCTGATGCGGTCGCGTACTCGTTGATGCTCGCGGCTGCCATCGTGAGAGCGGTTGAGTCGAGAACACCTGATGCGGCGGCGGTGCTGAGCGCCATGTAGGTCGCTGCAGCCACCGGACTCTGAGTCTTGAGGGTGACCGCGTTGATAGCTTGCTGCTGAGCGGTCTGGAACATCTGTCCTGCTGAAAGCAGTGGCATGGTGACTCCTGTGGTGTAGTCAGGCCGGTGTGAAATCGGCGTCGAACTCGACTGGCTCGACTGCCGTAAGGCGGCCGATGCTGACGTCGTCAACCCAGTCGACAATGACCCAGCCCTCTGGGTCGATCTCATGTACGGTGACGGGTGTGCCGGGCTTGAGGTCCAGCTCGGTCATCTCCGCGGTGAGCACTTCTCCACGAGCGTTCTGCCCGTAGCCGTTGCCGTGTGCTGGCTGGTAGATGTAGTCGGTACCGGGAGCCGGTGCTTTGGGTTTTGCAGGCATTAGCCTTTGCCTCCTGATGATTTCCATGACGGCGGTATGAGATGAGACGCGCCAAGAGCGCTGGCGCGCCGCATGAGATAGCGGCGTACCTTGGCGTGCTCGGCTGGCGTATTTGGGCGTGCTCGCCCGACGGCGCGGATCGCCTTCTTGAGGTATGTTACGTTAGGCGTTGGGTAGCGCGGCTTGCCGCCCGGCTTGGCCGGCATTGCTGCGCCCTTCTTGCGGGCCGCTTCCCTGCCCGCTGCTGTCTCGTGTGGCGGTGTTGGCGGCATTGTATTCCTCCCATGCTGCTCTCGCTTCAACTCCTGTTTTACCCTGCGTCACTTGCTGCCATTGCATTTTCAACTCCGCGTTGGCAGGCTTCTGGCCGGTGAATAGCGGAACCGCGACGCAGTTGCAATAATCGTGCGGATGGAAATCATGCATGCTCGGGGAGAACGGCCCCTTGGCAGCATTCTGCATGCAGAACGCGCAGGCATCAGGTTCTGTTATACGCTCCCATCCTGTTGCCTGCGGGTCCATGGCCGTCATCTGCATGACCGTATTACGGCCTCCCATTAGCGCAAAACGCGCTCCGGCACCGGACATCGAGTTACGGGCAATCAGGGAAGCATCGCCCGGCTCACGTTGTTGCTTCCTGAGCTGATGGTAGAAGGCACCGTTAGCAACTGCATCTGAAACCCCATCGAGCCT